TAACTGTCTTTTTTCCGCTGATATGTGCAAATGCTTCCTTTAAACTGCAACCAGTCTTTTTTCTGTATTCTATTGCTTTTTTAAAGTTTTCTCTTGCTTTTTTTTGTGCTATGCTAATCATTATTTTTCATTTTAGAGATGGCAAAAATGGCTGCTCCAGCTAATGCTAATGTTATAAAAATATTCATACCAGCAGTTTTACTTGCTGAAGTTGCTACACCACCACCAGCTGGTATTGATGGGTTTGCATAATAACTTGCTTTTATAGCTGCTGCTTCTTGTGGGTAACCACCTCTAGCTAATTTGTCTGCTATATCATCAATAGTAATAGTACGTTTAAACCATGTTGAATAACCAACTAGGTTATTCAAACCTTTAGATTTAATATAACTTACAATGTTAAGTGCTTCATTTTGTACACTATCACCATCTAAAATAACCCATTGCAAAACGTTTGTTCCTGTTGGTGCTCCAATTTGTTGGTCTAATGCATCCCAACCTACCCAATCATTTGGGTTTGGTTTGTTAGCGAATAAATCAGTTAAAGTTTTTATTGCTTGTAAACCAGCACTTACTGGGTTACTTAATGATGCTGCTGTATTTGCTAAATTGTTTGCAGTACTTGCAAAATCTCCTATTCCAGAAAGTGCTACTAGTGCCATGTTTATATTTTTATCTTTAAAAATTGAAGGTTGTTTTTTTTGATTAAAATTTGGTAAAACTGCATCGCACCAAATTTCGTTGTTTGTTTTTGGGTTTATAACACAAAAAACGTGTTCTAAATTATTTGAAAAATCATTATATCCAGCAAAACGAAATGCCAATTTACAATCTATTAAACCTTTTCTACGAAGGCTATCTGCTATACCCATCGAAAATAAACTGTATGTTTTACAGTCTGCAGGTACTCCACTCACAATACTAGCTGGTGAACGAAGGGTTTGCATATTGTCAGATTCAATTTGATATGGAACATTTTGTTTTAAAAATGACCAAATATTATAAACTGTACTATCTAAATCAGAACCCAAAAAAAATGGAGAGATTTTATCATACTGGCTTTTATATTGCTCATGTGTGTTTAAAATGCCGTTTATAATATCTCCCACATTTTGATTTTGCATAATAACCTTTCGGTTATTCATAAACGGGGGTAATTTCTCTAATAATAAGTTCTTATTTACCATTATACGTTAATATTAAAATGGTAAGGTACTGGTATTCCGTCAACAGTAGCATATCCAGAAATATCAAAGTTTTCTGCTTTGTTATAAAAAAAATCTGATACTGTATTCAAAATGTTACTTGTGTTAGTTTGTATGTTCAAAGGTATTATAATGGAACTTCCAGCATCTATGCTGTAAATTCCATTAATTGAAAGAACTCCTATCTTATTTTTTTTACTATCTAATATAAAACCATCCAATGCAGTAACCCTAGCAGTTAATTGTGTAGGGTTTTTCACAACTAGATTAACTTTTATGTTTGGGTTTAATAAACCACCATCAAAATTTACACTACCAATTTCAATCTTTACATTTTGCAATAAAACGTATTTTTTCCATGCCCACCATGCCGCAAAACCAAAAATTGCTACTGTTAACATGATTTTCCCTTTCATTGTACCAAATTTAAATCAAAATTGTGAATTTAATGTTAATTTTTTGTTAAACAGGGTGTATTGGTTTAAATCTTTGGTTTAAAAGGGATATCTTCGGGCATACCTATGGGATGACCGAAGGATACCTAAATATACCCTATTTAGTTTTTATTCTGACCTTTATTTTAACCCAAATTACATAGTTCTTATTTCACCTTTAAAAATAACCTTTGAGTATAGACATAAAAAAACCAGAAATTAATCTGGTCTTTGTGTTTTTGGGTAAATGTGTTTAATTCAGCTTTATCTGCTCAATAAAGGCTTTTGTTTTCTTATCATATACATTTATGGTCTTTGCTCCTTTACTAGCTGCAAAGGCTTTAAAATTGTCAATATGCCTAATGTTATGATATTTTGTTGGTCGGCGGTTTATTTCTTCAGAAAAAAATAAAATACAAGTGTAGTAATTCATAAAAATTTATTATCTTTGATTTGAAAGAAGAACCTTCTCTTAATAAAGGGGTTTATTAGAAAGGAGCAGCAATTTATTGCTGCTTTTTTTGTGGTTGATGTTTTGTGATTAAAAATTTATCATTTTTATACAATCTTTGATACCATACACAAAGAATTAATGCATCTTCCTTATCTAAATAACTTACATATATTTCACCATTTTTCAAAATATCGTATTTATGAAATTTATCTAAATATTGAAATATTTTATCATTTCTAATTTTTTCTTTGTCTTTAATCATTTTATACATAAAATATTCATTGTCATTTTTCATTTTTTTTAATATTTTTTTAAAAAATAACTAGATTCATTTATACCACATCTCACACCAGCATGAAATAATTGTAAAACATCTATACTATCTTCTAGTATAAAAACAATTCTATTTGAATCTTTATTATACTGAAATATAGTAACTTTTTTTTTACCTAATAATTCAATAATGTGTGGTATTCTATCTTTACAAATAATTAATTCTACTACCATTTTTTTAATTTTTAATTTTATATAAATCTGATTCCTTGTAAATCCAATTTTTTTCAATCCATTCTTTAATAATTCCTTTACTGGCTGATATTCCTTTGCCTGTTAATTCCTGTAAATCATTTACTAGCTGCTTATAACTTTTTGGTGCATACAAAGACCTATGCAATAAATCTTTTTCAGATAGTTCTGTTTTCTTATGTTTAGGTTCTTTAGTTTCCTTACCATAAATAGAAACTTGTTGCCATTCACCATCTACATTAATCAAAGTGATTGGTTCAAAATCATCTGAACTTCTTAAAAATCTGCTGCTCATTGTAAAGGTTTGTTTTTCTTTGTCTTTTACAATTTCGATAGTACTTTGTGCATACCTATCTGTATTACTTCCTAAATGCCCTAAAGTAGTACCAGCTTGTCCTTTACCTTGATGCAAAACACCAATAATACAACAATCATAAACCTTTGTTAATCTCTTAAACCATGAAATTAATTTTTTACTTTCAATTGGGTCGTTGTAGTCCATTATAGTATCTAATAAACCATCAATAATAACAATAGGAGCATTGCTACTGGCTAAATAATATTCAACCATTGCCAAAATATTTTTTGGTTCATCTTCCCTAACTGTAAACAAGCTGCACCATTCTGGTATGCCATGCATCCCCGAAAATTTTTTAATACGTTCTACTTGTCTGTAAAAATCATAATCTGAACTCTCAGTATCAAAATAGGCAATTTTTCGCCTATCAGCCGGTAAATGTAGTTTCATTCCCCATAAATCTGATGCAGTAAATACTGTACTAATTAATGCTGATAAAAAAGTTGACTTTCCAGCCTTGGGCATTCCCGTAAGTATCTGAAAATTTTGGCTGGTAGCAATAATATGTTTATCGTTAATTGTCCACAAAATTTGGTCTTTGCTAGGTAAATATTCTGGGTTGTACTTTCTGCTATTAAGTAAAGTTTGAATGGGGTCTATTATATTTTTTTCCATTATACATGGTTTTCAAGGATAGCACAAAGTATAAAAGCAATTATTAATGCAATAATAGCTTCTAAAGTTTCTTTTTTCATCTTTTAAAATTTAATTTTTTTAAAGTATCTGGTTAACATTCCACGCAATCGGTAAGTTTTATATTCTGGCTGCAACCAGTATATAAATCTATACTTCCAAAATCTAAATTTCATAGACATTTGGATAATTGTGCAATTTCATCTTTCATAGAAGCAATACTATCTTCCATAAAAATTTTAATTTCACCAGATAAAGAAAAAGGAAAATCTACTTGTGTTAAACCGTTGAATACTCCATTTGAACCGTAAAAGAATAGGTTAACATTGTGGAAAGGATAACAGGATAACACCTGTTCTAACTTGTTGATTTTGTCTTGCATTTCCTTCATGGTTGCAATGACTGCTGTTTTTTGTATCATAATAAAAGGGTTTAGGATATAAATGTAAACACATTTTTGATATTACCAAATTTATTTTTTTTATTATGCACAAAAAAACCCACTAACAAAAGTTAGTGGGTAACCATCTAAATACACAAACTATTTTATAAATAGGTCTGCTTCTGCTTTTCTTCTAGTAGTTAAACCATTCATAACAGTTAACTTTCCATTAATCATGGCTTTATTCCAGTATTGAAACTGATTTGCAACAATTTGTTTATCTGCTCCAGCATTGAGTAACCTTAATAAAGTACTAGATTTTAAATTACCAATACCTAAATTATAAGTAAAACTAGTTAAACTGTCTAATTGATTTTGATTAATTGGAACTGTTACAACTTTTTTAATATCTGCTACAACTGAACTCATTTCTTTGCGTAACCATCTAATGGCAGTATCTTCTGTAATAACATCACCTTTTTTAACTGGTCTGTTTTCGTCATAATTGTATATACTTCCATATCCAATTGTAATTTTTCCAGTTCCATCGTCATAACTAGTTAAATATTTACCTTCAAAACCTTTTATAAGGCTTTCTGCTGCTGATACTGTCATTGGTGCTATTGTTAATATTAATGCTATTGCAGCAACTATTATTATTGTTTTAGTCTGCTGGTTCATCTTTCACTATTGATTTAAACCACTACTTGCATCTTTAGCATGAAATAAACCAATGCCAGAAATTATTGCACTAATACCAGTTACAGTTTCACCTTTTACAATTTGAGCAATACCTGTAATAATTGCACCAAAACCAAATAATGAAGTTTTCCAATTTTTAAACATTTTTTACTTTTTTGATTTAATGTAATAATACCTTATTGCAAAAACACCAGATACAATTGCAACTAGTGCCGCAGTTATAGAAACATATTGTTGTACTATGTTTAAACTGATAAATGCAGTTGAACCACTTAACAATAAAAAAGTATCTCCGTTTTTATTCTGCATCTAATTTTGCTTCTTTTACAACATTTGCAACAATATTGAATGCTTGTGCAGCAGTGAATGAAGCATCCATATTAGGAAAAATTCCACCTTTAATGGCTGCGTCTAAAACTTCTTTCAATATTTGTAATGCTTGTTCATTTTTCATTTGTTTGTGTATTTAAAGGTTAAAAAAGAACTTATACTGTTACTGAAACATCACCAGTAATAACAAGATTTAATTTTGTTGCTGCCCACAAATAAGCTGCACTATTTGTTGTCCAGTCTGTTGTGTAGTCGGGTAATGTCATAGTCAAATTACCGTCTGCAATTGTTATATATGCAGTATCTTTTAACTCATAGTAAAAGATAGCACTATCAAAAAGATTGTCATTAATGCAAGTTAAATTAAAGATAGTTGCACTATCTATTGTGCCATTATACCAAATACTTACTGGTTCTATTGTTTTCATTTTATACGTTTGATGCTAATAAATAATATTGTACTCCGCCTATTAAAATACTTACTTTATGTGTACTTGCTACTGCTACTCCAACTGCTACTGTATTACCTATATTTATTGAACTTGTAAAAGTTGTAATACCAGTATTAACTGCAAAATTTACTGCTGTTCCTACTGTTGGCATATCTAAAGTAATATTACCTGCTGCAGAATACCAACCACCAGCATAAGCAAAAGTGTCTCTTCTATATAAAGTAAAACCTCCACTTGTGCCAGTAGTAATAACATTACCAACAAAAGAACTTTGTCCTGTTACTTGAAAAACATTTCCGTTATCATTTGTAGAATTTATAATAAAATTACGTGCTGCACTTATTCTGGCTGCTTCCACTGTATTACCAGCACCGCTATCATAAATTCCAAATAAAATAGGTGATGCAGTTGTACTACTATTAAATATACAATAGTTACCACTTGCTGAACCTTGTATAAAATTATTAGTTGCTGTTGAAATACCTACACCAGCGTTTAAAGTTCCACCAGTACCAGCATTTCTAAAACGTAAACTAGGAGCATTTGCACCTATTATGACAATATGGTTGTCGCTTGTTGCACTATTAACTACAAATAAACCAGAACTGGTTGTATCATCACCTATAAAAGTTTGTCCTGTATTTTTTACAGTTATACGATTTAATGTATTAGTAACATCTCTAATTATAAAATCATTTGCCCCAGCATTATATAAATTTCCTATATTCCATTTTCCAGTACCAGCTAATTGAAATTGTAAAATACTATTAGTTGTACCAGTTCCGTTAAAAGTTGCATTTATCCCTGTTCCTGTATGAACATCAAATGGTGATGAAGGCGTAGCAGTATTTATTCCTAAATTAGTATTAAAATAACTTAAATTATAATCAATAATTAAAACATCTTTTGCAGTACCATTTCCACCACTTGCATCATAATTAAATCTAAATCTTTCACCACCAGTTGCATAAGGTATACCATTGTCTCCAACTTGGAATACCATTTCTGTTTGGTCTAAAGTAGAACCTAATGTACTAAATATTTTAAAAAAATCACTACCAGCAGTAGAACCAAAATAATATGGACTATCACTATTTAATGTACTCCATAATGGTAATGAAACTGTATTTGAAATAATACCAATAGTAGTAGTATTACCATTTGTTGTAACTTGTTGTAAAGTTCCTGTAGTACCAGCTCCAGCATCTGCTATTTGTATCCATGAACTTCCTGTATCTCTATATAAACCTGTACTTGGGTTATCTGAATCTACAAATAATCTACCTTGGAAACTTGCTGCTGGTCTTGTTGCTAATGAAGAAGCAAATAAAGCTGGTGAACCTTTTTGATTCAATACGTCTAGTTTAACCTCTATATTGCTACTCATTCTATTAAATATTTATATATCGTTTTCTGATAATTACACAATTGTTTCCACTTGTGCTAGTTCCGAAATTGACAAAGAATTTTTGATTTGTTATTTCTCCAGCATTACCGCTAATACTTAAAGATTGATTTTGTTGCAATGGTACGTTTTCAATAGTTACTATTGATGTGCCATAATTTATGAATGTAACGGTATTACAATCAGTAACAATGTATTGACTAGTATCAACAGTATAAAAATCTGTTGCATACTTTAAAACATCAATATTAATATTTGTTGCCATTTTAAATAGTTTGTGGTAGTTTATATTTAACACCGCTTAAACTGTACTTAACATTATAAGAAGCTGTTGCACTTGCATCAATTGCTGGTGCTGCTACTTGTTCTGCTGGTGTTTCTAGCTGTGATTGATTTAATATTATTGGTGTATCAGTAACTGGTGCGGTTGGTTTATAATACTTTTTGTATAAATACCATATTGCAGCAGCACCTAGTGCATAATATATAAAGTTATCTTTCTTTTTCATATTAAATTTTTTGAATTTCATTTGCATAAACAAAACCAGCTAAACCATTTTGAAAAACATCACCAAACACAATTGAAATTGTGCCATCTGCATTTTCTCCTGTTACAGTCATACCTATATTAGCAGTATCATAAGTATATATTAAAGAACCATCTCTATTATAAACCTTTGTACCAACTTTTGAATATACTTGTGTAGTTCCAGATGGTGCATCTGTTTGGTCAACATATACAGTACCAGTTAATTTTTTGCTTTTATTTTTAAAGGATGAAAGTAGAACTACTGCACCAATTAAAAGAAAAATATATAATGAATTTTTTTTGCTTATCATTTTGGTAAGTTTGAAACGTAATTATTTAAAGTTGTTAATTCTGTACTGCTTAAACCATCCCAAAAAAATAAACCACCACCAGTTTTGAGAAATTCGTAAAAATCTACTGTATGACTGTTATTAAAAGCAGTAACCATTAAATTTATATCACCTTGTGTTTTGCATTGTTTAAATGCATTTAATATATAACTACTGGCATTAATACCGAACCAATTAAAAGAACTCCAAACATTATCAGCTAATGATTGTGCAGTTGCTTTTGTAATTGTATAAGTATAACCAGAACCACTTGGGTTATATACTGATAATTTAATACCAGCCTGTTCTGCTGCTAATTGAGCAGCACTTTTTACTAAACCTAATTTTGTAAGTATTGGCTTAACAATTAAAAAATAAGTTAAACCAGCACCAGCAGCATAAGTTGCAACTTTTATTATAACGTCTTTGTTGACCTTTGCCATGTTTATAACATTAATAATAATGATTGTAATTTAACACTACTCATTTTGTTTAGTGCTTGTAAATGTTCTATTGTTACTCCTTTATGCATTAAGCTTTCAAGTATTTCAATAGCTTCTGAATATTCAATATCACTTTTAGGTATTCCAGCAATTGCTGCTGTTTGTGGTGCATTACCAGAGATAAACCTACCTATTGCACCAATTAACATAGATTGTACTTCTGGGTTTTTTAATATTCCAGCTAAACCATCTTCTTCTGGTTCCTCAACTTCTAAATCTTCTTCTGCTTCTAATGCTGAAATTCTACTTACTAACATTTGGTTTTGTTCTACCAATTTTTCCAATAACATTTCAGTTCTACCTGTATTGTTAGTTTGATATTGTGAAACAGAACCCATGTATTGGGGTTTATTAAGTTGAAAAGTAATGTTAGTCATTTCTGGCTTTTGACCTTTACGGCTAACATTACTACTCACTTGTAATAGGTATTCATTAAAGTTATCAGCATTGTTTTTTATCTGTAACAATGCATTATTTAACTCACTCATACCTTCGTCTTTACTACCAGTAAAAGAATATCTACAATAGGCATCAGTAGGGTTCATTCTAGCAAAAATTTTAAAATTTTCGCCTTCTGCACTTTCGTAAAAATGCAGTACTTGGTCTATGCTAAAAAGTTCTGCCTTAAAAACTGCCATTGTAATATAATTTAAAAATGGTAAAAAATACCAATTGAATAAGCTACGTTAGTAGTACTTAATGCACTTGGTAAACTAATAAATGATTTAGTCCAACTTATTGTAATGCCATTAATATCTAATGGGTCATTTTGATAAGGGTCTGTTGCACTATTTACAATGTTATTAAATTCCAAAATTGGTATTCTGTAAATTAATTGTAAATCGCCTTCATATAAAGTGATAAAACTTTTTTTCATGTCAGCAGTAGTAACTGGTGTTGAACCAGTTAATGGTGTAGCTGAAATAGTACCAGCAGTATAAAAAACGATTCTGTCAATTTTTGCATTCCGCAAATTTGGTAAATCGGGCAGATTAAATTGAGTTAAAACTGAACCCGAAGGCACTTGAACCTCAACACTTTCAAAACGTGTTACTTTCATAAAATTTAATTTTAATGTTTTTAAAAAGATGCTGGTGTTAACCTACACCAGCGAAAGTTTCTCACTCTATTTAAAGGTGAAATAAGAACATTAATAATTATTTTACGCTGCTGCAGTTTTGGAGAAGTATACCCCTAAAAATTGCGGCTACATAAGTATTAGAATCAATAGTAGTAGGAGCAGCTGGTAAATTCAAATTAATTTGATAGTTAGCAGCACCATTAATAACTATGTTTGGTTCAACACTGTAAACAGTATCTTCACTAGCATCAACTTGGTTTATAGGAAAAACTGTTTGAGCAGTAACACCAACACCTTTTTGTGTTTGTGGCACAAAATAGTGCTTTAAACAATCCCATGCTGGTAAAATTTGTTGGTTGTTAGCAATGATAGAAATATTACCATTGTAAACGTTCATCAATTGAGCAGCACCAGTAGTAAATACTGTTGGGTCTGGGTATTCATAGAAAGGAGCAGCACCACTTGATGCAGCACCAGATACTAAAAATAAAGAAATTTCACTTACTACAAATAAATCTTGTAAGTTCAACAATTTCAAACGAACGTTAGTATTTGAACTGTTTTGATTTACCAAAATTGGTAAAGTATATTGTGCAGCAGTTGTAGTTAACAATGCTTCACTTCTTAAATATGATTGAGTAGCTACTGCATGACTGGTGTCATATCCTAGTTGGTTTACCAATGCTTTTGATTGTTCGTAAACCAATCTTAAACCCATTTGAGATTGTGCCATGATATAAATTTTTAAATTTTTATTTGATTATTTTTTTTCCATTTGTTCCATTGCTGCAATACCAGCTATATAATTACCAGAACCAGTTGCATAACCAGCCATGTAGTTACCTTGTGGTGTTTGATATCCAGCAATTTTTGCTACTGGTTTATTAGCATAAAAATCCATTGCACCAATACCAGCTAAAGTTGGTAGTGCTGATTGTGCTAATTTTAAACCACCAACTGCAATCATACCAGTACCTAAGTTTTTACCTAAATCTGATTTAATAACTTTTGGAAGAATCAGACCCAATGCAATTGGTGCTGCTCCATCAATCAAAGTTTTAGTTCCAGCTGATGTAGTTGCCGGTAACATTTTGTCGACAAATTTACCTAATGCTTGTGCTGCTACTGCTCCAGCAATTACTGTTACAGCTGACATAATACCACCTTTTACACCACTCATTGAGTGACGGCGGCGGTGGCTAACCTTTCTTTTTGCGTGATGCTTTTTTCTGCGTGCCATTTTGTTTTTTTTTAAATTTTACTTCGCTAAATAATCAATATAATTTTTAGCATTTGTTAATGTGATAAACTTTTGTTCAATTAAATCAATAACAAAAAAATATTTGGTATTAATTCCATCGGTAAACTTTTTTCTCTCAATGTAAAAACCGTTGTAATAAATGACTGGGTATTTCATTTTTTTTTGGTTTGGGGTTAATTAAATATACTTTTTTAATATTTTATTTTAGGTGTTTTTATTCTTAAATTATTAATACGATTTTCTAAATCTTGTATATTATAAGATTGAAATACTATTCCACCACCATATTGTTTATTATCATATTTTTTACCACCAATTAATTTTGCTTTTTTTAAAGAATATATATATTTTTTAGAAAATGGTAAAAATTCTCTTTCTTCCATATTTAAAATATCTAAAAAATGTATTACATATCTTGGATTTCCATTAATATCATTATTAATTCTTGTAAAATCCATTTTATCAATACCAGACATCATGTGTTTATGTTGTGATTCATCTAATCTTTCAACATCATGTTTAACTTTGTGTATTTTATTTAAAATACTTTGTTCACTTGGTTTTTTAGATGCTTTCTTTTTTAAAGGTGAATGAAGAACTTTCTTTTTTACACCAGAAATTTCACCTTTCATTAAATCATCAAAATGTTTTTTTTGGTTTACTAATGTTTTATGTAAAGCAGAACCAACTAATACTGTTTGACCTAAAATTTTAACATATACACGTTTTGTTGCTTTTTTAACTGCTTTTTTAACTGTACCTACTTTTTTAGTAACTGTCTTTTTTCCGCTGATATGTGCAAATGCTTCCTTTAAACTGCAACCAGTCTTTTTTCTGTATTCTATTGCTTTTTTAAAGTTTTCTCTTGCTT